AAGTCAAGAACTTTCTTGTGTTGCTGGAGCCTGTGAAATTGTAGACATTACAAGCTAAGCTCTATGATAAAATAGGGTAGAGGTAATCTATGTCCTACACAAGTTCAAATCTTTATGCTTCAAGAGTTTATGCAGAGCATCCCGTGGCTTTGTGGGCTATGGATGAGCCAAATTACTTTGTTTCTTTAATTTCACAAGAAGAAAAAGAAATAACAGAATCTAATTGGGATTTTGATAATGCCATTAGCTCAGCTTCTGTTTTCACACTATCTGGATACCCCTTTGAAGACCTAGATGTAAATAAAGTGTATCTTGCTACTGCATCTGCAGCCACAGTAGAGTTTACAGTATCTTTGTCAGCTTCATTATCTTACTTAGAGTTTGATCCAAATAAGGGTAGCGTATGTATTTCTAACTATATTTATATTCCCGAGCAAACTTCAACATTCTATACAGATATAGGGTTTGTTTTAGATGGACAAGAGTTCTACACAAGATACTCGTCTTTAAAAACAAATATCTGGGAAAAAATATCTCATACTGAAAGTACAGATGGGGTAAGTTTTATTCCTTTTATAAGAGTAGTGTATGACCTAGATGCTAGTGCTACTGAGACAAACTCTTCTATTTATTTTAATGGAGTATCTGTTGGACAATGGTCTGAACCTTATAACTCAATAAGCACTGGTATTACTAGTGCGTCTTTAGTTAATTTACCAAGCAACATTAGTTCACTAATAGATTTTTCTGAAGTAATAAAGTCCACTGTCCTAGACTCGTATGGTCTAGGTGATGGGTTAGATAATGGATATATTACATGCTTAAACAATTCTCTTTCTGCAAAACTTTCTGGGATTCCTATGGTTTATGGCTCTTCTGGAAATATTCAATTAAATAAAGATGCAATATTTTTAACAGAATTAGTTGATGGATCTTCCCTAGAGTCAATAACTATTGACGGAGGATCTTCTTCTGCAGCATATTTAGAGTATATTGATGGAGGAGGGGCTCTTCAATACTCCTATCTAACAGAAGATCAATATTACAATTTTCCATCACTAGTTTTTCCTGGAAAAGGATTTTTAAATCAATATGGATATAATAAAACTCTTACAACAGAGTTTTGGTTAAGAATTAGTCCTGAAACGCTTACAAGAAGAAGAATATTTGGTCCACTTACATCAGAAGATGGAATATATATTGATAGAGATTTTATAACTGTAAATGTTGGAAACTATTCTAAGTCTTATTTTATTGGAAAATGGTATAGACCAATGTTAGTTCATTTCTGCCAAAGCCAAAATGAAATATTCTTAATGATTAATGGAGAAAAGGTAATATCAATTACAATTGAATCTTTAAACATTTCAACTTTTCCAATAGAAGATGAAGATTACTTAGGATTCTATACAAATGAGTTTATACATATTTTTGAAATAGATTCCTTTTCAATATTCCCATACGTTGTTGCAGAACAGGTTGCAAAAAAGAGATATGTATTTGGACAAGGTGTTCAAGAACAAGAAGACATTGTTGCTTCAAAAAATGGAACACTGTCCTATGTAGACTTCCCATTTTCTGGCTATAGTTCTACAATAAGGTATCCAGATAGAAGCAAATGGAATGATGGATTTTATAACAACCTTGTAGCTGATGATAAAGGTATTACTTTACCAGATTCTCAATTGCCACAAATTATATTTAACAACAATTCAGCATCAACAAGTTATGAAAAATCTTTAATTACTTCAGGATTTTATGAAGAAAACTATGCAATTCAGGATGAAGAATATCTTTATATTTCAATGGACCCAAATGATACATATGCAATAAACAACTCTTATGGAACAATTTATTTTTCAAAATTAAATCAAACAAGTTCTCAAATAAGGTCTATACATTCAATACTTAAGTCTTCAGCCGATGTTTCAACAAGACAGTCACTGCTTTACATTTCAAATAATTTTGATGGTAATACTTTTGAAGTAGCAATAAACTCTGGAAGCATTCAGTATATTTATAATGAAACTATTTTAAGTTCAGCATCTGTTGGTGCAAGCTCATACTTTGCAGCAGGTATTGACTTTGATAAAATTCAACAAACATATTACTCAACTGTTGGATCTTTTTTCTCAAGACCAGAATCTCTTTCTTTAAACTTTGCAGGAAATCAAGAAGAGACATTTCTTGGAAAAATATTTTCTTTAACAATTAACAACGACTTCTTTACAGATAAAGATGGTTCTCAAATATTTAATTCATCTGGTATAGCAATTAAAAACTTTAACACAGATTTATATGAGTATATTGGATCTTATACCTTGTTGCCAAAAACAACAAATACTTCAATAATTTTAGATGTAGGAGCTTCAGGATATTGGGAAAATTCAATACCCCTATCTTATTTTGGAAAGTACATAACCCAAGCTAACGGTAAATTAAAATATGATTTAGATTTATTGCAATTTAATATTGACACGCCAACTTCAATATTTTCAAAGTATAGAGAAATATCTTCAAACTATCAAGATTCTTTGTCAACAAAAGTTTATATAACATTACAAAATATTCTTGAAATTGGTCAAGTAGTATATTCTCAGTTTACAAATGTAGAAAATATCGGGATGAATAGAGTTTTAGATTTAGGAGAAATAACTTCTTCAGAAGATACAAAGTATAAGATTACTGATGGAACTATCATCTACCCACCAAAAGACATATCTGGATTTACTAACTACTACATAACAGTTCACATTGAAATTTCTTCTAAAGGAGTAAATACAGAAAACGTAAAAATTAAAAATATGGGGTTTGCCTCATTGTCATTTGATGAAGGACAATTCTACTCAATCAATACTTCTACTGCAGGAAAATTTTATCCAATAGTTAAAAATGAAGATCAGTATGTTTATAAAAGAAATATCCCAGTAGTCATAGATACTGAATCCTCCCCATACCTATATCTATCTGGAGATTCTGGAATAGAAGTTTTACCAGTTATAGATGAAAATTTGACAAAAGGAATTGCTGTTCCAATAAATCAAACACTAAAAAATAGTCAAGAAGTAGTTGGATTACAAATGTTCTTAATGTATAACGAATCTGATCTATTCACTGAAAGAAAAAAAATTGGTAAAATATTTAGTTCTGATGATTCGTATGATATTATTTTAAATCCTGAAGATGATGGAAAAAGAGCTTTCTTAAATATTTTTAATTCTGATACTGGTACAGAGTTTACTAACGCCAGATTCTTTTTAAATGGAAAACTTGTAAACAATATAGTAATTGAACCATTGGCTTGGAACTATATTGCAATATCTTTACAAGAAAACTCCATACCCTTAGACGGAGTTGTTGGTGAAATTGAAATATATTCTGGAGTAAAAGTAGACAATGTTGCAAGTTTTATGGAACTAAACCCAATTAAACAAGAATTAGTTGTTTATGACAAATGGAATTTAATTGACAATCAAAATTGGAGCTACTGGTCTGGATCCGCAACATGGACAACAGCTTTAAATCAAGAATCCTTGGAAGTAACAATACTTTCTTTAGATGGAAAAGAAATTTTTAATACCTATGCTGGTCTTTCTTCTGGAGTTGTTAATGATAATAGTGTGGTTACTGTTAGCCATGACTCTGTTGTAGTCATAAATGACGTGACTTGGGATGTATTTTTGGTTTAAGCGATATTTTATGGTACAATGATGTCATGGATTATCTAGAAGGATTACAAAAACTGCCAAACAAGCCAAAAGTAAGCTATGTTGAAAACGATGCTGAATATGGTCTTTATGTTTGGAAAACAGAAACAGGAAGAGTCTTTGGAGACGGCAATGGAAGTTTTATGAACATTCCAGCTAGAAAATATGACCTAACTGCTATTAATAGAATTACACAGGCTGCAGCACACTATGGTGCTGGTCCAGGAAAGGCTGTATTTATGCCAGGAGTGACAAGAATTACAGAAGAAGAGCATTCTGTTCAGATTGACAGAATGAAGCAAGGCTACATCCCAAGTGAATTTGACACTGGGGCTTTTATGGATGCTGCAAAGGGGCTAAAAAAACATGGAAATGACTAATGAAGTTATAGCTAGAATTGATAATCTAGATAAGAACAAGCCTTCTGCAAATAAAACAGATGATTTTATGACTGAAGGAGATCTTGTAAAAAGTTTTGACGGAATAGATGCAAACTTTAAACGCAGAATTACAAGAATGAACAAGGCTTACACTGGTCAAGATGGTGTAAAAACTAAGCAGTTATTTCCAGAGCAAGACGTAACCACAGCCTATGGTCTTTTTGATGTTGTATTGCCACCCTATAATCTTGATGAGTTAGCATTCTTTTTTGATAATTCTTTTGCAAACCATGCTGCAATTAATGCAAAGGTTGCAAATACCGTTGGTCTTGGATACGGTTTTATAATGTCTGACATTGTTAAAGCAAGAATAGAAGAGATTGAAGATGTTAATCAAAGAGTTAGAGCACAAAGAAAAGTTGAAAGAGCAAAGTCTGAACTTTCAAATTGGCTTGAAGAATTAAATGATGAAGATACTTTTACCCACGTCCTTGAAAAAGCAATGACAGACTATGAAGCAACTGGAAATGGATACATTGAAATTGGAAGAAAGAATACTGGAGAAATTGGCTATATCGGTCACATCCCTGCAACAACAGTTCGTGTAAGACGTATGCGTGATGGCTATGTTCAGATTGTAAATCAAAGAGTTGTTTTCTTTAAAAACTTTCAAGACACAAAAACAGTAAACCCTGTAACTACAGACTCACGACCAAATGAACTTATTCATATTAAAAAATATAGTCCAAAGAATACCTACTATGGAGTTCCAGATGTTGTGTCTGCTGCAACTTCAGTAGTTGGAGACCAACTTGCTGCAAGATACAATATTGATTATTTTGAAAACAAAGCAGTGCCAAGGTATATTGTTACACTAAAGGGTGCAAAGCTAAGTTCAGAAGCAGAGGATAAGTTGTTTAGATTCCTGCAGTCTGGTCTTCGTGGACAAAATCACAGAACCCTTTACATCCCACTTCCTGGAGATGGTCCTGATAATAAAGTTGAATTTAAAATGGAGCCAGTTGAAAATGGAATTCAAGAAGGATCATTTGATAAATATAGAACTTCAAATGTTCATGACATTCTTATGGCACACCAGGTTCCAATTTCAAAAGTTGGATCAGATCCTGGTAGCTCAATTGCATCCGCACTTGTTTCAGACAGAACATTTAAAGAACAGGTAGCAAGACCAGCCCAAAAGAATTTAGAAAAAACAATTAATAAGCTTATTAAAGAAAAGACAGATATTCTTTTATTAAAGTTTAACGAGCTAACATTGACTGATGAAAATACTCAAAGTCAAATTGATGAAAGATATCTAAGAGCACAAGTTGTTGTTCCAAATGATATTAGACCAAGACTTGGACTCCCAGTAGTTCCACAAGGAGACACTCCAGTAGTTATGACCCCTCAACAACGTGCAGAGCAAAATGCTCAAATGGCTGGAACAAGACAAAGAGATCAGCAAAGAACTGATCAAGCATCTGATTCAACTGCAACCACAACAGGAAGAAATCCTGGTGGCGAAGGAAGATCTGTAGTATAATATAACAATATTATAAAGATATAAAAAATACATATATAATAGGAATAACATGACTAATTTAAGCAAGGCTTATTGGACATCAGATAACGATGATATCAAGTTATCAATGCCAATTGCTAAAGTGGATGTAGAGCGTAGAATCGTTTCTGGATTTGCCACGCTTGATAACATTGACAAGCAAGCAGACATTGTTCCTACTGATGTAAGTATAAAGGCTTTTGAAACATTCCGTGGCAACTTGAGAGAAATGCATCAAGCTATTGCAGTTGGCAAGGTTGTTAATTTTAGACAAGAAAAATTCTTTGATAAGAATACAGACAAACTTTATAATGGTGTCTATGTAGATGCA